TACAACATAAACATTTTGGTTTGAAGAATCTTTATATAATATATCTATTTTTTCTACATCGGATGGAACTGTCCCACTTGACGCGAAGTTTTTTACTTTTAAATTTCTAACCGTGTTTTTCATTAACACATTGTAACCTTGCTCTGGGTTATATTCAAAAGCTTTTTCGTCAGGTAAAAATGCTGGCTCAGAAAAAGGAGAAAAACAAGAAACTTGATTATCATTGTATATATATCTATACGCAAACCTAGCAAACTTAAACTCAAACATGGGTGGAGTTTGTTCTAAAGTTACCTCCCAAAATGTACTCGTTGCTGGTGCTGTGTTAATAGACAACACGTTTACTTTAGCAAAGTTTTGAGTATTACCTGTTGGTACTTCAAAAACTTTAACTCTAGCTATATGATCTTCATCATCTTCACCGTTTGAAGCCGTTAAAACTAAAGTATCACCAACATTATAAAAAGGATAAGGTTGATTCCAATACATAGTAACAGCAGTACCTGGATCAAATGGTGTTGGTTCACCATCTACATTGCTACCTAAAGCTCCATACCAACCTGTATCTACATTAGTAACATTGCCATTATCGTCAAGCTGCTTTGTTCTGTACATCTCCAAAGTGGGGGCTGTAATAGGTGATTTTTTTATTACGGTTACATCTGATTCTATAAAATCTCTACCGTAAATTTCAGTGTGAGAAGTGTCTCCTGAGGCTGCTGCTGCAGTTTTGAATCTTTCTATGTTGATACATTTTGGCTCATTTAAGTCATCAGTAAAAAACAACAAGCCATCGATTATATTTATACCTGTAATAAGAGTATTTGATGAAAATTTTAAAACGTTGTTTTTATCTATAACAACAGGAGATACAACTTTAGTTGTTTGATCAAACTCTAGTATACCATCTTGATTGCTACCACTTAGAAGCCAATATATTTTTTCATTTCTATCGTATCTTATAACACCTACTGTTTTACAGTTATCAAAACCATAGTAGTTTGTGTCAGAGTCGTTTAAACCCCATTGAGTGTATGAGTTAGTAACCTCATTATAAGATCTATTAAAAATAGCTGTGTTACCTAATATATTTTCAATTGCACCTACGTCCGCACCCTCAGAACTAGATATCTTTATATTCAAAGCATCTCGATACTGGCCATTGGGAATTAATCTTTCGTCCAGGTCTTTATTCATTTTACCTGCCGAAAAAACATTTTTAATTTCAGGCATATATTAGTGTTTTATAACTTTAGACTTACCTCTCATTACTTGAGTAAGCTCCTCTATTTTTAAATTAGATAGTCTTAACTTAGCTTGTCTAGCTTTTGCAAATTTACCTTTTTGAAATCTTTGAATTATATATTCTGGAACATTAGCTCTTGTTGACAGTATAGCGTGAGCAACGTGCTGATACACGGCTTCTTCAGCAAACTTGTGAACTATCATATCCGCGTCTACAGCTAAACCGTCGCTTATGTATTTTAAAGTAATAACTTTGCCAGTCATTGACGAATCAAAGAATATTTTACTTTTAAGTGGATCTATAAAGTAAACACCGTTTGTTTGTGAATTTTCTGGCTCCATGCCATATCTTCTGCCAAATAATTGTAACAACCCAGGATCGTTTTCTAAATCATCTAAGTTGTCAGTTGATGCATTACTAGTGTCTGATTTAAATTTCTTCCAAGTTTCAGATTCGTTGGCTGTTAGTATCTCACCACTTTGATAGTCAAACAAATATTCATATTTGTCATCTTGAAGTATAGGTAGTGGATTACTAGTTTTTCTAGCAGGATATAAAAGCCTTTCAACACCACTTTGATCTAGCCAACTAATTTTCACATAATTAACATAGTCATGTGGTAGTGGCATTTGTAAGCTTGGTGGTATTTCTATTTCTTGAGACTTTTCACTTTTAAATATATCATAGCTAAACTCTTGCATAGCTCTTTTTACATGAAAAGCTACATCTGTTCTTTTTATTTTAGATATAATTTTATCTTCACCTACATAAGCTATAATAAAATTATTAACTAGCTCTTTTAGCTTTATAAACTGGTAGTTTCCATAAACCTCATCGTTAGTACCCCATAAATTATCAGGGCCGTAATAGTATTGATACTGTGTTCCTTCAAATAAAGCCATTTATTATTGTTTTTCTTGTTGTGCTGCAAGCATATCTTCTTGCATCGCTAATTGATATACTGATAAATCTCTAACTAAAACACCAGCTAAAGCTAATATTTTTGTTACAATTTCTACTTCCTCTGAATCATGAAGATCAAAATCATTACTACCTGTAGCTTGATATTGAGCGTTACCTAAAACAGTGTTATAGTTCCAAATAACTCTATCAGGTCTTTTCACGTAGTTTATAGTTACTGGATTCGTTCCAGTTGAATCAGAAGTTATTTCTGATGTACCATAAACTCTTATACCGTTTTCATCTCTAGTATAAATAGGAAAATCATCTGTTGGTTTGGTTATGGCTGAAGAGTTTATATATAAATACTCGTTTCTGTTGACTTTTTCAACTTCAGAGCTTTTATATATAACTGTGCCTAACCTATATATATCTGTAGGTAGATCGTAGTGTGGAGGTGTAGCGTTTTCATCATAATCAAGTGATGCTTGCTTTTCAAATATATTTATTTTTTCGTTCAATATGTTTAACATGTCTGAATACTCTGTATCATTACCATGCAATCTGCTAAATTGATTTATATCGTAAAAATACTGCTCAAATATATCCATTTGAACTTGATTGGCAAACAAATTAAATTCTTCAGGTGTTAAATAACCTCTTTGCTCTTTATTTAACACAGCGAGCACTCTTTGATATACGGTATCTACACTTACTGCCATTTTATATTTTTTATAGTAGTTAGGCCACGTTAAGCGGCCTAACCGCTATAAGTGACTTTATTTTAATCTTTTTTCAATACTTGAGTAAATCTCTACTCCTTCATCTGTTTTAAACCAAGCAGCTAGTGCTGAATAAGGGTTTTCTTCAAAAGGTACAGATAACAGTTTTCTACCTGTTGACGCCCAAGTAAAGTTTCTTTGGTCTTGACTTAAATCAATAATACCGTCTTCTACGGCTTTTATACCAAAATTTCTTAATTGTACGTTGTCATCAGACGCTAACTCTAAGAATAAAATAGGATTTCTACGTGCAAACAACAGCACGTCTCTTTTAATCTCCTTAGAAGTCATAGAATTAACCTTACTACCAACCTCTACTCTTAATATAGCTTCTAAATGATCAATATCTAAGTTTTTAGCAGAGTTCAAAGCTTCAATTTCAGCTTCAAGATATGCTAAATCGTCATTTGCTTGTTTAACATTATCTACTTCGTAATATATACCACCATTTAGCGGGTGATAAAGCGATAATAGTTTTTGTAGTGCTACATTTGCTTTTGGCACAAATAAAGTTCCATTTCTAAAAACAATTTGTTCTAATGTAACTTCACCTTTTTGCTCATCAACAAATGGCGTGCTTTGGTTTGTAGCGTATCTTAATTCTCTTTGATAACCTTTTTCTGGATCAAACCATAATAAAGATCTTTTAACAGAGTGTTTTGCTGGTATTGTAGTTATAATGGGTTTTTTGTTACCAACTAGTTCGTATACTCTGTCTTTTTGTTCCCATACCGCAGGTGCGGTTTTTTCTTTTTTTGCCATGATATGATATAATAAAATTATTAAAAATGTAAGATTTACCCCCGAAGTATATCGAGGGTAATCTTACTTTAATTTACCGATTACGGATTAGACGCAGTGTCTTTCAACAACACAAAGTTGTTAGCACCTTGAACACACAGACATCTTTCTGATAAGAAGTGTACGTTCATTTCGTCAATGTCAGAAGTATAGTTACCTCCAACTGAACCAGTGATCCAAGACTTCATTCTTCTGTCGTCAGCTTCAGAAGCTCTGTAGCGTACGTGTAAGAATGGTCTTTGAATGTTCTTACCAAGCGTTTGGTCGTAAACTGTAGAAACACCAGCAGGTACAAGTACACCGTCGATATCATCAGTTAAACCACGAGTAGCAGCGTCATTCAAATATTTCCAGTCAGTTTTGTAGAAGTCATAAGAACCTCTGCGGAAACCGCTAAATCCTAGATTAAGCGCCATATCCTCAGAATTGTCAAATACACCGTAAGATGTACCGCCAGTTCCGTAAGAATTAGCTCTTGCTAGCATGTTGTCGATAGCTAAAGATGTACCTCTATCTAAGAAAAGCATGTTTTCTTCAATAGCACCTTGCTTATCAAGCTCTTGTAGAATTACATCAAACTCAGCAAGACCACTCAAGCCAGTACCGTTGTTAAAGTCATGATCGTTAAAAACAAGACCTCTACTTTCGATAGCAGCAAAAAGACCTTCAGTACCTTTTACAGTTTGAGAGTTAGCATCTGTGATTGTTTCAGTTGCTTTTTCAGCTTCAACCATAGACATCTCTAGGTAATCTTCAAATCTTAGTCTAGTTTCATGCTCTGACTTTAGATACCATAGATATCCAGAAGTTCCAAGCTCAGTAGTTACTTCGATCCAACCGATCTGAGCAGTGTCAGAACCATTGATTGAATACTTATCTTTTATGATAATTGGACTGTTAGTAAACTTTTGGAAACCAGCGTCGATAGACTTTTGCATTCCAGCAGCACCTTTACCAAACTCAGAACCATAAACAAATACTTTAAGGTCAGTTGGGTTAGAAGCGGCTACGAATGAAGCTGGCCAGTCAGCTTGAGTTAATGGATATGCCTCTAGCTCTCCAGTTGCAGCATCAACAGAAGTAACGAAAGCTTTTACAGTTACAAAACCTTTAGATACTATGATAGTTTGGTTAGCTCTGATAGCGTGACCTTGAGCATTTCCTCCACCGTCAAGCACAACTAAAGTGTGATCTGTAGCGTCATTATTTGTTTTAACTTTTACTGAATCATAAGCGACGTGTAGTCTACCTTGTTCAGACCATACGACTTCGTCAGAAGCCATTGGCATTTCAGCACCTACCATACGTAGAAATGAAGAGATAGATCTGTTTCCATATCTTTCAACTTCTTTTTCATATACTTCTGGCAAGAACTGTTTTGTGAAATCAAAGTCTCCGGAAGTACCGATTGCTAGGTAGTTTTTATCGAAGACAGTTTTTGATGGTGCGGGCGTTAATCCAGCTGGAAACGCACCGCCAGTTGCAAAACTCATATTTTTAGTTTTTTAAAGTTATTCTATTTTCTTATTTTGACTTTTAATCGTGAAGAATCGTCACCGCTTATTGCTCTAACTCTAAGCCCACCAGCTTCCGTAACAGGTTCATGAACACCTCTAGGGTCCATGTCGACGTTTTTAGACTTAGCCACACTATTTTTAATAGCATCAGCTTTGCCTTGCTCGTAGAAATGATTAGCTATTGCATCTGCGTTCATTGCTGTAAAAAGTGCTTTGTGATAACCTTTTGCGTCACCCATCGTGCTGTCTTCCGCTAAAAACTTTTTAACAAAATTGTTTATATCACTTTGTGTTTGCTTAACTTCACTAGCATTTTTAACATTAAATCTATATTTTTTATCGCCAACAGAATATTCAAAACCTTTGAAATTGTCAGAAAAAACTTTATTAGTTTTTTGCAAAAAAATATTTGATTTATTTTTAGCAACTTTATTCTCTTCTTCAGATTCTTTATTATAGCGGTTGAAAAAATCAACTGCCTTTTGCTGATCAGTTGTCAATTTTGATCCAGCTTTAATTTCTTCGTAATACTTAGATTTTAAAGATTCTAGATGATTTTTAGCTTTAGCTACTTCTTCTTTAAAAGCTATTTTAGATTTTCTTACAGATTTTTCGTCATCTAACTCTTCATCATAAGAAAAGTCTTCCATTAATATATCTATATCCTCTTTATCTAAGTGTGGTTTAGTATTTTCATAATACTCTCTAAGTAATTGCTTGTCATTTAAACTAGAATAATCAGTGTTTAGCTTTACGTAATCTTCTAAGCTACCACCTGTTTCATTCATGAAATCAACTACCTTTTGTATGTTTTCAGGTAAAGGTTCGCCTGTTTCTTGCGCTTCGGCTATAACCTCTTCTACCTCCTCTTGAAGCTCTTCAACTTGTTCCTGAACTTCTTCTTCAGTGACTTCTTCTAAAACCTGGTCTTCAACCACATCAGCTTCCTCAGCTTCAGCTTGCTCTGGTTCAGTTTGTTCACTTTCAACTTCTGGCTTCTCAGGTTGATCTTGGTTTAATTTCCTTAGATCAATCTTAATAGTACCATCTTCGTCTACGCTAGATATACTTTCTTGATCTTTAGTTTCAACTTCTTCTTGAGGTTTTTCTACTTCGTTTTCTAAAGTCTGCTCAGTAGTTTTGTCTACAACCTCTTCAATTACAGACTCATTTTCTTGGTTTTCCATGATAAAATATTATATAATTATACATTTACTATTATCACCTGGGTTCAAACGAACCTAAATCAAAATCACCACTTAGTATATCGTTACCAGATGATTCAAAGTTTTTTGGCCCGGTGTTTTTTTGTCTTTGCTCTATAAGTTGGCTTTGTTGTGAAGCTTGTATTTTAGTTCTATCGTCTTTTCTGTTTTCTTTATAAGACTCTTTTACTTTGTGAACTTCAGCTTCTTTGCTTTTCAAAGCCATATTAATTTGGAACTCATAAGCCATCAAATCTTTCTTTAATTTAGCTTCTTCAGAAAGCCTTTGTGATTCAAAATTTGATTTAGCTTGTTCTAGCTGAACTTGAGCACCAACTAAAGCCTGTTGTTTTTGAACTTCTAGTTGTGCGGCAGCTTGTTGAGCTTGCACGTTTGCATCAGCTTGAGCTTGCATGTTAGCTTGCTGTATCTGCATATCTCTTTCTTGCTTCTTTTTTCTTTTTATTTTAAGCAATTGATTAGCAAGCTTAACGTTTTTAATTTCTCTAACATCAATAGCATCTTCTAAATCTATAGTGCCTTGACTAAGCGCCATTTGAATGTTGTTTTCTAGTATAGCTTGCTGCTCATCATCTGG